AAGTAAACTCTGGCGGCACAAAAGAGATTAGTGTAGGCTGGGTTCCGTCTGCCAACTTCAGATCTCGTACCGTCTACCAATGAAGACCGTTCCATTTAGCGACATCCTTGCTTCTGTCTGCCAACTTGTTGGGTTAGATCGTGCAACGCTAAATGATAAGTCCTTTGGAGCAATCCGCGATTTTACAGGCCGCCGCTTGTCAATTGTGTGGGATCGCGAGGAGTGGCCTGACGTACAGAGATATCTTTACACATGGCCGGGGATGCCTGTTCAGTCCATTGAGTCAGGATTAAATATCATTGCTACAGAAAGCAATGTGCCAATTTCAACTGAAGATGATGAGGATCTGTTTACTGAAAACGATCTAAACACAAACACGACTCGGATCAACTTTGATAGTAATTTCAAGCGGATCTACCTGCAAGATTTTGAAAATGACAGGTACAAGCTAGGTACAGTTGGTGAGTCGTATGTAAAGTTTCTAAATCCTTTCTATGGTTCAGTGGATGACGGTCCACTTACTTCCGTTGGAGACAAGCAATACAACTTTACTTACTCAACTGCCACGGATGAGATTGGCGAGTACATCACAAACATTGTGATTGAAGTTGAGTTTACAAGCACAAACTACTTCAACTATTTAGGGCCAAACGCACCGTTGACTTCAAAGGTTTTGTTTTTAGACAACAAACAGTTGTTGATTCAGATTCCACAGGGATCTTTACATGGGCTGAACATCTACAACAACGATCCACGCCAATCTACACGGGCTATTCCTGTGGATTTTATTGTTGAAGATTTTGCCGATCAAAACCCTCAAACATATGAAGATGAAGTAAGTTATCTTCGTACATTTGAAGCTAGCCGTCAGTTTGTACAATATCGCTTAACTCCACCGCGCATGTTTGGTGTTAAGTACGACAACACATCGGTGTACTCCGCCGGGTCACAGATTTATTTTGACGTTGGTCAAAACAGTGGCAGCTACAGCATTGGCGACAAAACCAAGGCAAGCAATGGCAATTTCTTTTTCGCTACAACAACTGTAATTGCTGGCGTTACACCAGCTAATCAGACTACGGACATTTGGCAGCAAGTTGAAATACCAGTTAGGTTTAGGGATTACTTGGCAAACTCGGTTTCTGCTGACTTTTTGAAATCCGAAGGCAGAGCTGAGGAGGCAATGATGTTTGAGCAGTTAGCTGAAGCAGCAATCCAGCAGCAGATTGACGTTCTTATTCGTCAGCAGGGCCAAGTCCAAAGAATGGATATGGTCTACACTTATTAATATGATTACTCAATTTATTAGAAAACGGAACATCAATACTGCGCTTGAAGTAAACAAAAACTTTGCCCGAGTTCAAGTCAGGGGCAACTCTAAAACATTTGCATTCAAAAAAGTAGATGTTCCTGCAAGTGCTCGTATCTTGACACAAGCAGATGATTTTCTTAATACTGAAGCTAACCATCGCCTTAACATTGGATAATCCATGAGCATCAAAATTTCCAACCTACCACCAGCAGAAGCTGTCAATAACGGAGATCTTGTTCCGATTGTCCAGAATGGTGTTACCAAAAGAGCAACCGCAGTATTGATTCGTCCAACATTTGGAACTGCTGCTGGCACAGTCTGTGAAGGCAACGATGTTCGTTTAATCGATCCACGCACACCAAAAGGGCCAGCAAGCGGTGACTTGACTGCCGAGTATCCCGGGCCTGCACTTACGACGACTGGCGTTGTTGCTTTGACTTACGGCGGAGTTGGTCAAGTTGGTCAGTTCACGGTAGACGCCAAGGGGCGCATTACCTCCGCTGCTTCTGTTGCTATCACGCCTGCGGCTATCGGGGCCTTGTCGATTTCTTCACTTGGGCCAAACGTCTCGGCGTTTTTGACTACGCCATCGAGCGCGAACTTGGCTGCTGCGCTTACCGATGAAGTAGGAAGCGGATCGGTTGTGTTTGCAAGTGGAGTTAGCGGATCCGGCTCGGCTGTGCTCGGCACAAGCCCTACGATTGCGACACCAACGATCAACGGTTACATTGAAGGAAACTCTGACATTGGCGTTGTGGGGGCATCTGAGACCCTTAGCATTGCAAGCAGCACTGTGATTACTGCTACACTGACAAGCGGAACAGCAACGACTTTTACAATGCCAGCAGTCGCAGCAGGTAAGGCGTTTACATTGTATTTAAAGCAGCCTGCATCCGGGGCAGTTGGATCCGCTACGTTTACCAACGTAAAGTGGCAAAACGAAGTTGCGCCTGCTGTGACTGCACTTAATGGTAGACTTGATATCTTTCCGTTTATCTCTGATGGAGTTAACTGGTACGGATCTTCGCTGCAAAACTTTGCTTACTAATTATGCCTGACATCAAAATCTCACAACTTCCAGTAGCCAGTGTCGTTAACGATAACGACATTGCAGTTATTAACCAGGGAGGTGACACTAAAACTGCCGCAAGGAGTTTGATAGTTGCTGGTTTAGCCACGACTGATCAGATTTCTGTACTAACCAACAGTGCTCAAGTGGAAGCTATTGCTTCCGCTCAGATTGCCGCGATCACGCCAGCTTCAATTGGAGCTGTTGCAACCAGCGATGTCATTGCTATCAGCAACGGTGGAACCGGGGCAACCGACGCTGTTAGTGCGCTAACCAACCTTGGCGGCATTACTTCCGCGCAGGTTCCTGCGTTTGATACGGCGCAGTTGTCTGCTTATGTGCAGAAGGCTGGAGACACAATGCAAGGTCGCCTTGTCATGGCGGCAACTACAGATCAACCAAAAGCCAATATTGGCAGTGCTTTGCCTAGCGCTACAGTAAACTCGACTATTGGCGGCGACCTTTGGATTAGCAATCAAAGCAAACTTACATTTTCTCCAACCACAGGAACTGCTGTGGCTGTTGCTGGACTTACTCAATCCAACCAATTTAATCAGCAGCAAACCATTGGCGCTGGCACAGCGGTAACCTCGCTTGTGGTTAGCCCAAGTAGCACGGGTCGAGCTGCTACGTTTGCGGCAAACAGCACTGTTCCTGCTGTTGCAATTACACAGAGCGGCACAGGTGCGGCGTTGTCTGTGGATAGCAAAGGAATCTTGTTCTACGACAACACGACTCAGTCTGGAGCAACCCGTCATTACGCAGTAGATTTAGCTGCCACATCAAATCAAAACGGGACTTCCAACATAGGAGTTACACCAAACACGTTTACTTACTCTACTTTTAGTGGCGTACAAGTTGATCTTACTACAATTTCTGTTGGTACCCTTTTGCTTTTTACTGCACAAGCTGATCCAAAGCAGAATGGGCCTTGGATTGCAACTCAGGCAAATGTTCCTGGAGTGTCTGGGTTTGTTTTAACTCGCCCCACTTGGTTTAGCGGAACAATTGGACAGGCAGTCACAATCAGTGTTGGTCAAGGTATCACAAGGTCTGGATACATTTACACCTGCGGGAAAGCCACAAACGGGATAATTACTGTTGGATCTAGTGATATCGTTGTTTCAGTTGTTAACTACAACCAGAACGCGCTTACTACCGCACAGATCACTGGGTTTGCTACAACTGCTCAACTTGGCGGATACGCGACCACTTCACAACTTTCCGGCATTGCTACAACGGCACAGCTTTCTGGGTTTGCTACAACGACGCAACTTGGAGGCTACGCAACCACGACGCAGATTAGCACGCTTCAGCCTGCGCTGACATCTGCCGCGCCCCTTGCGCTTTCACAAGGTGGAACCGGGGCAACGACCGCTGTCGCTGCGTTGTCTAATCTCGGGGCACTGTCTGCTACGGCTGCTGCTGGTGGAGATCTATCTGGCAATTATCCCAACCCAACGGTAGCAAAGATTCAGGGACAAGCGGTATCGTCTGCAACTCCCGGAACTGGCCAAGTACTCACTTGGAATGGAACAACGTGGATCGCTACGGCTCCAGCAGCCGGTGGATCTGGCGGTGGCGGGGTATTGTTCTACTTTAATTATGGCACAAATCCAGATGCGCCTGCGCCTGTAGGCGCAAAAGAATTGGGCCGTATCGCTGAAGTTTCGTTGTCCTCGATTACGACGCCTACGCTTACGACTGGCGTGTGGACGGATGTTGCCGGGTTTGTTTCGGATACGCTGGATCCAAATCTTGAGTTCTTGCCTGCTGGCATCTTCGACTTCAACGTCTGGTGCGCTGGAACTGCAAACACAAATGCCCCTACAGTTCTGCGTGTTCAGGTCAACAAGTGGGATGGCACAACATCAACCAACATTGCAACTTCTGGTAATGCGGTTGTTCCAAATAACGGGACACCGCTTCAGACGGCTATTTCGTTGGTAATTCCACAGACTGACATCACTCCCACAGACAGGTTGTACATTGTAATTCAGGTGCAAGCGTCTGCTGCCGGACACACCGTGACGGTTGACTTCGGTGATAGCGCCCCGAGCCATGTCCACACGACGATCCCATCAGTTGGCGGCACTGGAGTGCTCAAGCTCATCAACGGTGTTCCGCAAAACCCGGCTTCGTTCATCATTGACGCTGATATCGCTACTAATGCAGCTATTGCGCTTAGCAAAGTACAGATGTCGCAAGTCAGCGTGTCTGCGGGTGCAGGACTAACTGGTGGCGGAGATCTGTCTGCCAGCAGAACGATTGCACTGGCAACAACTGGCATTCCTGCAATCACTGGCGCTGGATCGTCTGTGGCAGTACCCGTAATTTCGGCAAACATTTACGGTCAAATCACCGCGCTTACAACGGAAGCAATTGCTGTCGGCGGATCTGGCACTGTCACATCCATTACGGCTGGCACTGGCCTTACAGGTGGCACGATTACTGGAACTGGAACGATTGCGCTACAGACGGCTGGCCCGGGAGTGCTGTCGAACGTAGGATCGAGTACAGCGGTGCCAATAATTAGCGTGGACGCTTACGGGCGCATCAGTGCGCTTCAGACGGCTTCCTTGTCGCAGCTTGGCGCTGGCACAGTGACGAGCATTGCCATGACTAGCCAGGTGTCCGGTTTGTCGTTCACGCCAACGAGCGCAATTACTGACAATGGCACGTTCAACCTGACTGGTGTGCTTGGAATCGACGGTGGCGGCACAGGGGCAACGAGCGCAGCAGCTGCTCTTAGTAACTTGGGTGGGATTACGTCAGATTCCTTAAGTGGATTTGCTGTTACCTCACAGTTGTCTGGGTTTACCAATAGCGCCCAAGTGCAGTCTTTGGCGTCTGCTCAGATTGCTGCAATTACCCCAGCCTCAATTGGAGCATTTTCAACTAATGCAGTAATTGCGATTGGCAATGGCGGCACTGGCGCCACAACTGCTGTAGCAGCCCTCAGCAACCTCGGCGGCATTACCTCTGCTGCTTTAATTGGGTATGCTACAACCACTCAAATTTCTGGAATTGCAACAACTGCCCAGTTGTCTGCATTTCAAAATAGCGCACAAGTTCAATCTCTTGCTTCGGCACAAATTGCTGCAATTACACCTGCGTCTATTGGTGCAGTAGCAACAAGCCAAATCATTGCTATCAGCAATGGGGGCACAGGAGCTACCACTGCTGTGGCAGCTCTTAGCAACCTTGGCGGCATCACGACTGACGCGCTGTCCGGCTACGCTTCTACGAGCCAGTTGGCGGCTTATCAACCTGCGTTGACTACAGCAGCACCGCTCGGCATCGAACTGGGCGGCACAGGGGCGACTACTGCGATTGCAGCGATGACCAACCTTGGTTCGTTGCACTTTGCTGGTGGGTGGTCGCAGACAAGTGTTGTGACTGGGACGATGGACACTAGCGTCACGCCAAACACGTTTACGGTTACTGCCACTGGGCAACTATCAGTAGACGCAGGCAACCCAATTGCTGGTGATGTTGTGGTGTTCACCTCACAACCTACAGGCAGCCAATATAACGGGCGCGATAACGGACCTTGGGTTGTAGTAAATCCCGGTGCAGTTGGAGTTCAGGCTACCTTTGTGCGTCCAAATTGGTTCTCTGGGACAGTTAAAACTGGAATACTGGTTAGCAACCAGTTTGGAAGCACTCGTACTGGTGTTACATATTCCATACAAGGGCCGAATGCGACCACAAGTGGCGACTTTATCTCCGTAGGTACAGATATATTGAATGTTTATACGGCGTACCAACGTGTTGGAAACGCTGGAACTGGAGCAAATACATTCAGTTCAAGGCAAACATTTTCTCCATCATCAAGCAGCACTACTGTCAACCCGATCAACTTTAGTACAAACGCTCCTGTTTTGTTGTCCACGCGCCAGCTTGGTGCGATCGAGTGGGATAACCAGCAGCTCTACATCACTTCATCCACGCAGTTTGCTTTGCTTAACCGCAACCCGATTGCTACGGCTACGGTGCTGATCAACCAGCAGACTGGCGCGTACACGATTACAAACATTGCCAGTGGATCAGATGCTGGAAAGTTAATTACGGTCAATAGCGCCTCTGCTGTTACTGTAAGCATTCCGACAGACGCTACGGCTAACTCTGATTTTCCTATTGGCACGCAGATTCTTGTGATGCAGCTTGCTGCGGGTCAAGTGACAGTTTCGGCGGTTACACCGGGAACGACCTCAGTGAACAGCAAGAACGGCACGAAGACCTCTGGACAATATGCAGTCATTTCGCTAATCAAAGTGGCCGCAAATAGCTGGGTCGTTGGTGGCGATGCAACAACGTAATTTATGTTCTCTTCTATGTTATCCTTACTAGGCAGTCTCAGGGGTTCACGCGCAACATTTATCACGAACTCGCTTCGGTTTAGATCGAGTGCATCTGCTTCCCTAAATAGGACGCCTACAAGCAATTCGCTTAGTCAAACAACTAGAACATTTAGTGCTTGGGTAAAAAGAGGAGCAATTCCAGCTGGACGTGTTTCTTTGTTTTATCAAGGTGCTGCATCTGGAACTGGGGCAATATTTGCAATAGAATTTAATAATGATACATTGCGAATTGTTTACGAAGGTAGTGCGACGTATACCGCAAGTACTTCTGCTGTTTTTAGAGATCTATCGGCTTGGTATCATATAGTTGTATCAAGCAATACAACGGTAGCAGATCCCAATAAAACATCTATATATGTAAATGGTGTATTGCAAACAATTACTGGGACGCCTCCACCATTAAGTTACACGGCATTAAATGGAACAACCAGCATACATCGGATAGGATTTGTAACAAATTATTTCGACGGCTACCTCACGGAAGTCAACTTCATCGACGGTCAAGCCTTGACACCATCGTCCTTCGGCCAGATCGAGTCCACGACCGGCGTGTGGTCGCCCAAGCAGTACGTTGGCAGCTACGGCACAAACGGCTTCTACCTCAAGTTTAGCGATACGTCGTCCGTAGCGGCGCTGGGCACGGATAGCTCGGGGAATGGCAACACTTGGACGGTGAACAACGTGTCGCTGACGGCTGGCGTGACGTACGACAGCATGATCGACGTCCCGGTGAACTACAGTGACAGCGGGAATGGCAGGGGGAATTATGCGGTGCTGAATCCGTTGGATAAAGTAACTACAGCCACACTGTCTTCTGGAAACTTACAAACAACATCTGCTGCTGCTCAAAATATTATTGGCAGTATGTCTATGGACAGTGGCAGCTGGTACTGGGAAATTGCTTACAGTGCAGCAACGGCATCGCAGCTTGTTGGCGTTTACAAAGCCGCTGCAACAACTACATCTATCACTCCAACAACCAGTGTAATTGGGCTTCGTTTTAATGCAGATACTGGCGCATTGGATTACACTGTTGATGGTTCAGTATATACGTCAATTGCAACTGGCCTTACTGGAGGTGGATATTTCCCATACGCTGGATCATTGACTAACGCAAAGGTTATTTACGCCAACTTCGGCCAGCGCCCCTTCGCCTACACGCCTCCCGCTGGCTTCAAGGCACTCAACACGAACAACCTGCCTACACCGTCAATCGTCAACGGAGCCAACTTTATGGCTGCGAAGACCTACACGGGCACGGGAGTCATACAGTCCATCTCGAATGCGGTGAACAGCGTGTCGTTCCAGCCGGATCTGGTGTGGATCAAGTCGCGTACACCTGGGGCTACGAATCATGCTTTATTCGACTCATCACGGGGCGTCACGAAGTACCTGTCATCCAACACGACGACAGCCGAGACTACGCTTGCGCAGAGTTTGACGGCGCTCAACGCTGACGGCTTTAGCCTTGGGACAGACACGACGCTGGTAAATGCAAATGCCAACTCGTATGTGGCTTGGCAGTGGAAAGAGAGCATCGCGGCTGGATTGGACATCGTGACGTACACTGGCGACGGAACAAACCGCACGATTGCACACAATCTTGGCGTTGCTCCTGCGATGGTGATCGTCAAGCGGTACGACGCACCTAATACGGGCAACTGGCAAGTGCGCCACACGTCAATTGCTGCTGCTAATAGCATTCAGCTTAATGCCACAAATGGTTCAGTTGCTGCTGCCACGGTGTGGAATAGCACCGCTCCAACATCAAGCGTGTTTAGCATTGGAACGTCAACGGATGTAAATGCTACTGGCGGTACTTACGTCGCCTACTGTTTTGCCGAAATTGCAGGCTTTAGCAAGTTTGGCAGCTACACGGGCAACGGGTCTGCTGACGGGCCGTTTGTGTTCTGTGGGTTTAGGCCAAAATGGGTAATGGTTAAAGAAACCACAACAAACACTTGGAATTGGTGGATTATTGATTCTTCAAGAAATGCATTTAATCTTTCAGATAAAGGAATTGTTGCAAATTCTACAGCAATTGAAGCAACTGCTGTTTCTTATTTAAACATAGATTTAATATCTAATGGATTTAAATTAAGATCTGGCGGTAATGTTAGCGAGCAAACAAATGTTTTAGGAAATAATTATATTTTTGTGGCCTTTGCAGAAGTGCCCAGCAAGTACGCTCTAGCTCGATAACCTTATGCCAAAAAAATCCGTATCACTATCCGTTGGCCGAGGCGAAAAGCTGCCTGCGTCGCGGGGCGCCGGGCTGACAGCTAAAGGCCGAGCCAAATACAACAGGGCCACAGGCAGCAACCTGAAGGCTCCTGCGCCTAGTCCCAAGACTAAGGCTGAAGCTGGCCGCAAGAAAAGCTTCTGCGCTCGTATGGCAGGTGTTGTAGCCAAGGCTAAAGGCCCGGCAGAACGAGCTAAGGCAAGCATGAGACGCTGGAAGTGCTAATATGAAGAAAGGACTCTACGCCAACATCCACGCCAAGCGCGAGCGCATCGCCGCTGGCAGCAAAGAGAAGATGCGGAAGCCCGGCACTAAGGGCGCCCCTACAGCAAAGGCGTTTAGACAAGCTGCCAAAACCGCCAAGAAGAAGTAATTATGAAATACATACTCGAACGAATCAAAGAACCATCCACATGGCGCGGCGTGTTTGCGCTACTTACAGCAGTCGGGATTAAGCTGCACCCAGAGATGCAAGAGGCTATTTTGACCACTGGGCTGGCGCTTATCGGGCTAATCAACGTCATCCGCAAGGAGTCCAATGATACAAAACCTGTTGCAAATAGTACGCCTGTGGTTGGAGATCAAGGTTAAGCGGGCCTCGTGGGAGCTGGAGCGTGACATAGCTAAGTACTGCGATGATGTCGAAACTCAGATCCTTGAAGCTCGGGCCAATGGCCGTGATGCTTTGGCTGACCGGCTGCGCTACCAGTTCACACGTTCCAGCAAGATACTTATATCCACCCAGCAAGGAGATACTTGAGCTTCGGGCCGGTCAGACGTACACTGCTAAGGTGGCGCAGAAATGGCATTCAGACTCCCGATACCAGAAACTTGAACTGGAGTTACTCGATGCCGCTTCTGTCGCCAAACAATCTCAACACAGGTAATGCAATGGAAAGCCCCGGTGAAATGTTAGACGATCTTAAAGAAATTGGCTCTGTTTTGGGCATAAACGTAGCCGCAATTGCATTGTCTTTAAGCCAGATCGAGCAAACAGTTCGCATCCTAGGTGGCGTTGCCGCAATCTTTTATACGCTGGCTAAGATATACAAACTGCTCCGCAAATGATTGACGAACGGTCAGCCAAGTTCATAGCGACGCTGCTACCTGAAGTCAGGGACGCTTTTATTGCGTTCATCGTAGACGCTAAAGAACTGGTTGCTCAAAATGGACTGGACTACAAGGTTATCTGCGGGACTAGGACGTTCGAGGAACAAGCGGCGCTGTACGCTAAAGGGCGCACTGCTCCGGGGCCAAAGGTAACCAATGCCAAACCAGGATCATCCATGCATAACTTCGGACTCGCCGTCGATTGCGGCGTGTTCAAAGGTAAAGTGTACATGGATGGCAGCACACCCGCTGACGCAAAGCTCGCTGACCTTATGCATAAACACGTCTCAACCTTGTGTGCAAAGCACAAGCTGCGTTGGGGCGGCAAATTCAAGAAGCTATACGATGCGCCTCATTTTGAGTATGATACTCCTTATTCTCTTGCTGAGCTCCGCACTCGCAAGGAAACCAACAAATCTTTAATCGCCTAATCTTATGCCTAAGTCAATGAATGCAATGTTGGCCATCCTTGGTGGCCCTATAGGGGGCAAGAGCCGCTCCTGCCCTGAATGTGAGTCTCCTATGGAATCCGACGGCACTTGTTCTGAGTGCGGTTACGGAGAAGAGGAGGAATACGAGGGCGGGGAGGAAGGCGAAGATGAGGGTCACATGGAGCGCATGATTGAACTGCGCGACGATCTCCAGCGGGTTGTGGACAAGCTCAGTAAGCTTATTTCTTAATGGCAGAAGAACTTCAAGCTGAAGGCGATGACATGTTTCTGGGTTTTGCCAGTAGGCTTGACCCTGCAAACTTGCAGCCCGGCATCTTGCAAGCAAGCTTCAACACTCGGCTTCAGCGTGGGATTGCCCAGCCTCGCAAAGGCACCAAGCGGTTGACCGAAAGTGATCTTATTAATTTAACGATGGTTGGCTCAGGTTTGTACGTTGACGCCGACGGTCACGACAACATTGTCATGGTCTTTACGGACAGGCTATACCTGTACAAGCCAGCTCAAGGACAGGATGCAGAAGAGTTGAGTCAACCTTATAGCTTTCCGGCAGGTCGTGTAATTGAAGCTGGCGGCATCTGCGACGTAGTGACGGCGCTAAACAAGGTGTATATCTTTCGTGGGAAGTACGACAAGACAACGTTTGTTGCTACTGAGTCTAACGGTGACATCCTCGATAATGCGACTGGCACGATCACGATCACGACTACCCTAGCGCACGGGTACTCCACCGGCGACGAGGTTACCGTTGGCCTGACGGACGGCGCTGATACGCCAGGACAGGGCATCACCGGCAGCTACGTCATCACGGTGACTGGCACGAATACATTCACGTTCCAATGGACGAACGAGACAGGATCGACGTTTGCGGCACGGACAAACGATCCTGGCTGGACAGCTCGACGGGGATTGCCGCCGCTTGTATGGCAGGATGGACTGGCTGCTGTGACTTACGCAGAGCAGAAGTTCACCGTAGACGGAGGCACGGTGACGGGGATCACGCAGTCTGTACCTTGCGCTGACTTTGGCTTGTACTTTCAGAATCGCTTGATCCTTAAGTACGGTGACTACCAGATGCTCGTTAGCGACATCTTAAGTGAGCAGTGCGACACGACGCTAAACAACTTCGTCATCAATACAGGCGGAAACGACTCGATTGTAGGGGTGCTACCGTGGGTGCAAGACCAGTTCTTGGTCTTTATGACCAACAGCATCTACGTTGTTTACGTCCAAACTGACAACTTTGACATCAACTCGCCTCCCGGCGCCAACAGTAGCACAACGGTGGTTACGACCGAAATCGGCTGTTTGGCTAGGCGGTCTATCGTGTCAGCAGGCCAGTTTGTGTTCTTCTTGTCCGCTAACGGCGTACACATGCTGACGCCCCAGCTTGATTTGAAGCTGCTAGGCAACACGCTGCCGCTCAGTGAGCCAATTGCAGACTTCTTTGACACCGTTAACTACGACTCTGTTCAAAACTCAGTAGCTGCTTACTATAATAACCGCTTCTATATTGCGATGCCCACAGGCACGGCCACTAGAAACGATAGGATTCTTGTATACAATACGCTGAACCAAAATTGGGAGTCGATTGACTATTATCCTGTTGGGTTATTCTCAGATAACTTGATCTTGTCTGCGTATATTAATCAACGGCGGCTGATGATCATCACCAACTTTGCCGGAGCTAACCAGTATGGAGGTGTCTTTTTGTCAGAAGAAGAGCCTGAAGGTGACGAGTTCAACACGTCCAATGCTACGCCGGTGCTGCCCTTCAACTTGTTTCCAGCGTCCAGTCAAGTTACCGAGTCTACGTTAATGGCCAGCACCCAAAACTTTGTCCATATCCCTGCGTCCATAAAGACTAGGGAGTACGCCTTTGGTGGTACGTCAGAGAAGCGGTTTAGCCGAGGCGAGTTTACCTTTAACAACGTCGCAAACGACTTTGTGCGGATTGACTCGACCACTTACGACCCGGATGCCACCGAGACTGTGCTTGAGTACAGCTTTAGCGGCACCTCAGACGGAACCTTGCGCCCCCGTATCGCTGCTCGTGGAACGTCGATAGCTTGCACAGTTAGTTTTGTAGTTGGAAGACCAGCCTTGAAAAGTGTTGCTGTTTATGCTATAGCAGCAAATAGACCAATGATTTCTCAGGAGTAATATATGCCCGGCCAACAAATCCAAAAAGGAACGACATACGTCAATTACCCAACTCCGGGCACCAATCAAGTGACTGCGGAGAACCTGAACGATCATGTCGATAACGCGATCTTGTTGCCTGGAGCTATCTCGGCACAAATCGAAGATGTTCCACAAGAAAACGATTATTTATTAGCTGAAAGAGCAGGGACACTATTTAAATACACTATTGATAGCATTAAACAGCTATTTGCATCTATTGTTGATGGTTTTTTGCCAACTTCCGGTGGAACAATGACCGGACCGCTGATACTAGTAAACAGCACGCCATCCACGGCGGCTACAGCGGCAAGTAAAGGATATGTGGATGCTACGGCAGCGGCTACCGTGCTGTCTGGTGCAATTATAATGTGGGGCACATCTACAATTCCATCTGGCTGGCTGGAATGCAACGGGCAGTCTACGGCTGGCTATCCTAACCTTATCGCGTTATTTGGGACTAACCTTCCCGATTTGCGAGGTGAATTTATCCGTGGATGGGATAATGGCCGCGACATTGACGTTGATCGTGAGCTTTTGTCTGCTCAAGCGCAGTCCATGCAGGCTCACACTCATACTTACGAAAAAGCATCTTTGTCGTTTATTACATCACAGGGCGGAGTGTTAACAACATCCACCTCAAGGCCAAATATCGTATATAGTGTTACAGCAACAAGCTCAACTGGCACTGCCGAAACCCGCCCCCGCAACGTAGCCCTGATGTTCATTGTCAAAACCTAATGACAGTCCAAGACTGGGAACAACTTGTAGACACGCTTTATGAACAATGCCGCAACCATATTCAGCTTCTGGGACAGGTATCCCGAGACGATGTGGATGGTTATCTTAGTTTCTATGGCGTCCATGACAGCATTTACGTTGCTAGGCGTAACGGCAAGATTACAGGGATCGGCACCACGCATCCCGGTGTTAGCGATTTCAACTGGAAGTGGCGCAAGCCGAATGGCATCTGGACAATCCACATGGCTTGGGCAAGCGAGCCTGAAGCGGTTGGTGAAATGTTTAACCAGTTTTTTCAACGTAAAACACCAATTCATCAAGTCTGGGCATGGAGACATGATCATGCCGCACAGATCACTCCTCAAAAGCTAGAAAGACTTTTATATGGGCGGAAGTAAAACAACCACAGTGCAAGCGCCGGCAGCTCCTAATTACCAGGAGTCAATGCGGTCTATTCTGCAAGCTCAGATTGATTTGGCTCCGAAGGTGTACGAGAGCGAAAAGATCTATCAGCCCAAGTATCAGACCCTACAGGATCAAATTGCCAAGCAGGCTGCCGCCAGTCAGATTCAACTGTACAAACAGCTTCAGCCGTCTTACTCCGCGCTAGAGGAAGACTACATGAAGAGCCAACAGGCGGCGCAGTTGCGCGGCTTGCAGGAACGTGCCCCAGAGTACATTCAGGCCTTTCAAGAGGCGCAGGGTGTTGGCGGCATCAATCAGGCTCTTCAGCGGTATACAGAACAAAAACTAGCCGGCTTACAGGCTAACGGGGCAGCGTTATCACCTGAAGAGCAGCGCATGCTCGACCAACAGGCTAGAGCGGGCTACGCAGCTCGGGGAACGTCGCTGGGCGGGCAGAGCAACCTTGCCGAGGTGATGAACCGCTACAACGCACGTCAGGCGCGGGAACAACAGCTTGTGGCCCTTGGCACAGGCTTGGGCGGCTACTTCCAGCAGCAGGCTGCTCCTGCATTGACTTCCTTCTACCAACAGCCAATGTACGCTGGCAGCTTTGGCGGTCAAGCCGCACAGAACGCGATGATGGCACAGCAGCAGGCTGGTCCGCAGTACTTCAATCCTGAATCGCAGACTGGCATGGGAAGTATTTACGGAGCGTACAACGCGCAGATGCAGTATGCCGCTGGAATGGCACAGGCTAACGCAGCTAGAAGTGCTGGAAAAATGGGCATGATGGGATCGCTTGGAGGTGGGTTGCTTAGTGCGGGTGGCATGCTTGGTGGCGCAGCAATTTTGTAATGAATATAAGCCCTGCAATAGACATGATTAAAAAGGCTCTTAAACGAGCCAAGCGGCCTGCTGTGCTTTGGAGTGGTGGCAAGGACTCTACTGTATTGCTGGATCTTGCATTAAAGATCATGCCTGATATTGAAGTTATTCACTTCAAACTGCCTTTTTTGTCACACAAGTACAAGCATCACCATGAGGTGCAGGAACAGCTTAAGCTAACCGTCCATGACTGGGTTCCGGCATCAATCTCTTTAATACACGGGAAAAGTCGCATCGACGTTTGTGAGACTTACTCAGTAGGAACAGGCCAGCTTAAAGTTATGCGCGGCACAGAAGCCTTAGACTTAACCAAGCCTTGGGTGTGTGGAAAAGAGTGGCTTAACAGACCAAAGGCAAATGTTGTGAACGACTTTGATGTACTGCTTTGTGGTCACAAAAGCAGTGACGATGATCCGTTAATGGGGAAAATCCCTTTAATGTTGGATATGAAGTTACTGGAAATTGGCACAGAGATGTGGTTTCCACTTCGTGAGTGGACTGATGAGGACATCTCACTGTACATCACATCAAATAACGTCAAGTACGACCAGAACAGGTATGACTCGGATGTTGTGCCTCGCCCGGACAAGCACATGAACAGCGATTACGTTCACGCCTGTTTCCGTTGTATTGATCGCAGGGAATCTGCATTTGTACATTGCCCAAAGCTAAAGATCGACGTAGAGAACTTGCATGAGCATGTCCTCCACGAAGAACCACGATTTGACTACTGCAACATGCGAACTGGATTGTCAAAAGTGCGGGGCGTGTTGCAGCCACAAGGCCAGTTGGCCGATTCTGCGAAAGGATAGATCCGATGCAGTTAACATTCCCAAAGAGTACATCCGCGACGATCTGCCACTGCTTAAGTGCGTTGGAACTCGCTGTATTGCGCTTTCGGGGATTGTTGGGCAGGAAGTTTCGTGTAAGATCTACGAGTATAGACCGCTTGCCTGCCAGCGGTTTGAGAAAGGCAGTCCTCTTTGTTTAGAAGCTAGAACCAAATTTTATGGCAAAACCTCGTGAACTTTTTAACACTCCCGCTCCACAGGCGATGAGTTTGATGGGCGCTGGCATTGCTGACGCTTACGCTAATGCAGGCAGGATCGAAGGACAGGGCTATCAAGCACTAGGGCAAGGCATCGCGCAAGGGATTACCAGCGCGGCTAACTCTTTAATTGGTGCGTATACCCAACAAAAACAAGCTCAAGCTCAGGCTAAGTCTTATGAAGGATTCTTAAAGAATCCACTTGGACAGAAGATGCTTGGCATCGATGCAGGAACTGCTGACAGCTATATTACGGCAGCTAAAAGCATGGGTGGTGCAGTCGAACAAAATCAGTTTTATGAGATGGGCATTCCTAGCTTGCTAAAGAGTAACATGGGGCTTCAGGAGCAGCTTAAGCTTGTTGGCGCAAGGGCTGGAGCAGAATCAGGGTTGATCGACAAGCGGCTCTCCAGTGATGTTAGCCTAGAAGGACTAAAGGCATTACTCGGAACAGGAACATCTAGGGGGACTTTGATGCCTGCTAGTGTATTGCCCCATACTGTAAGTGGAGGGTTTAGTAAACCAATGAACCTTTCTCTTGGAATTGATACTGGATTTTAATTATGCCAAATCAAGCATCCTTTTTAGATAATCCATATATTCGCGCTGCGCTTGAAGCAAAACAACAAACTGCACAGCAGTTGATGTTAATGCAACAGCAGCGTGATTCTGCTATTGAAGAACAGAAGATGGCTGGCATTGCAACCATTGACAAAGAACTTGAGCAACTGCCTGAAAAGGCAAGAACAGGAAAGGGTATTCAATATGAGGCTTCAAGAAGGAAGAGGATGATTGAATATGAGTCTGAACTTGCAAAAATAGACCCAGAGCAAAAGGGAGCAGATGTTAAGTTTTCAATGCTTAAGTCAAAGTACAATCCTGAACAACTCGCAAAGCCATTTGAGGACACTGAAGATCACAAGGCAGCAGAAGCAAGAAAAATAAAAATAGATGATGACTTTCGGGTTACGTCAATTTTAAGAGATCAACTTAAGATTGTTGGGAATGATTTAGCACAGG